GATTCATTTAGAGAAATAGCAACAGGAAAAATTTTAAGTTACCAACACCTTAACGTAATTGATGAAGCTACCTATCAAATCAGAGTAAGAGCAGTCAACACCATAGGTGCAAAATCAACATTTGTTTCAGCTACAAGAAAGATAGTAGGAGGTGTAGAAGCACCATCTAATGTTGAAGACTTTGCAGTAGAAATGCATGGACAACAATACATGAAACTTACATGGACACCACCAAGTCAAAATAGTGATCTTGACATATCCTTTTATGAAATAAGATATCAAAACGTAACAACAGGATCTAATTGGCTTAACTCAACCAATCTTGTAAGATGTCCTCGTAGAAAGTGTGATAATGCTATTGTACCAGCTAGAACAGGTTCTTACTTAATAAAAGCTGTAGATAAGAATGGTAATAGTTCAGCAGAAGCTACAATAGTAGCAACAAATATATCAGGCATACAGGCATATAACACTGTCACTAATTTTACCGAAACACCTAATATTTTCACAGGAGCAGATAATATGGATGCTAGTTTACCATTGGCAGTTAAAATTGATCCATCAGGCGATACCGTAATCACACTTGATACAGTTACAAATTTTGATGACACTGTTGGAAACTTTGATTCACCTACAGGCGACTTTGAGCTTGGAGGAACAGATACAACATCAAATCCTAATTTTAATGATAAAAATAGAGATGCTAAAGGTTTTTATAATTTTGATAATTCAATATCATTATCTCAAATATATGATGGCAATGTTGAACCAACGATTACATTAGACTCAGAGAATCCTTATGATTTATTTGATTCTGGACGTGGAGCACTTTTTTTCGATTCAGCAAAAGCTCCTTTTGATGGGACTGAACAATTACACGCATTTCATAGAGTACAAATAGCAACATCAAACACTTCACTTGCTAATTGCACAAGTTTTTCAGATATAACACAATCTGCTACTTTTAAATTTAAGTTTGCTAAATTTAGATTAAAACTTTCCAATGACGATAATCAAACATCTAGTAATGTTAAAACTATTGGTATAAAATTAAACATGGAAGATAGATTGTTTTCAGAAAATAATGTTGCAACAAGCTCTGGATCAAAAACTATTACATTTACAAATCCATTTTTTGAAGTACCAGCAATAGGCATTGCGGCTCAAAATATGCAAACAGGAGATGTATTTACAATCTCATCAAAAAGTGTTAATGGTTTCACAATCGCTTTTGTTAATTCAAGTGGTAGTGCAGTTGATCGTACATTTGATTATATTGCTAAGGGATTTGGGTTGCAAAGTTAAATAGAAAAGGATATAAAAAATTATGGCACAAGTATCAGATGTATCGTTGGCGAACCAAGGATTTTCCGCATTTAGAACGGAATTGAATAATATATTATCTGCTGTGAACTCATCACATAGTGGTAGTTCTGCTCCGGGATCAGTTACTACAGGTACGATATGGGTAGATACAGGAACATCAGGAGTTTTGAAAGTAAAAATAAATGATGGTTCAGATAATGTAGAATTATTCCAAATTAATATTTCAAGCAATGCTATCACGAGTACAATGTCAGTTACAGGAACAATATCAGAAACTGATCCTCAAGCTGCTGCTCTAAGTATTGCTCTAGGATAGGAGGATAAATGGCAAATACTTTCAAAGTAAAAACTAATGCGGCGATGCCTGCATCATCAGGCACACCATTAACTTTGTACACATGTCCAAGTGCAACACAAACAATCGTTATCGGATTGACACTTTGTAATGTTCATTCAACTGCGGTAACAGCAGATGTTCAATTAGTTTCAGACACATCAGATACAGAAACAAATGAAACAGTTTTAATTATTAATGATGTTGATATTCCTGCGAAATCCTCATTAGAAGTTTTATCTGGAGGAAAATACGTTTTACAAGCAACTGATGTTTTAAAAATAGATTGTTCAGTTGCGGCTAAAATAGATGCAACTCTAAGTATATTAGAGATAACATAGGAGTAAGGCATGGCTTATATTGGCAAGACTCCTACACCAGCACCACTAACAGCATCAGATATTACAGATGGGATTATTTCAACTGATAAACTTGCAGATACATCAGTCACAAACGCAAAATTAAATGCAAATATCATTTCAGCAGAAACAGAATTAGCAACTGAGCCAGCAGATACAGATGAATTATTAATTAGTGATGCTGGGGTTTTAAAAAGAATTGATGCGAGTTTAGTCGGTGGAGGTAAAATTTTACAAGTAGTCACTGCTACGGACACGAACCAATATGCTGTCAGTTTAAGTGGAAATTTCGGTAATGAACAAGCTGTATCAACAGCATTTTCAATAACTCCATCAAGCACATCTTCAAAAATAATTGTTAATTTTTTAATACCTATGGTGGACGGAAATCACTCTGTAAGTGGACAATTTGTAAAAGTTTATAGATCAATAAATAGTGGTAGCTATTCCGCTTTAGATATTGCACATGGCTCAAACAATGTTGCAACAACAGGAAGTGGTAATTCTTTATTTGGAAATATTCCACATGAGGGTGACGCAAATAGAGTTATGGCACAATTAGGAGGTGTTTTTGTTGATACTTCGCATAATACTACAAACCAAATTGATTATAAATTTTATATGGGTGTTGGCGATAGTGGTTCTTATACTGTTTATGTTAATAGAACAGCAAATAATTCTACAGAACCATATACAGCAAATACTAGAACTCATGTAGTTATGTATGAGGTATAATTATGATTGAAAAAGCAATATTAGCAATTAACGCAGATGCAAAATTTATAGTTATCAATAATGATATTGACAATATTGAATGGACTGAGGGAACGACACCTATAGCAAAAGATGACATACAAACTAAAGTAAATGAATTGCAAGCAGATTATGATGCTAAAGAATACCAAAGAAAAAGAGCATCAGAATATCCAAGCATTGTAGATCAACTTGATGATATATACCATAATGGTATAGATGGTTGGAAAACAACAATAAAAGCAACAAAGGATAAATACCCTAAATGAGTTATATAGGCAAATCACCCTCTTTTGGTTCGTATTCTATGCTCGACAACTTGACTGCGAGTGCAACAGCAAGTTATAGTTTAACATTAGATTCAGTTGCTTTTGTTCCAGAGTCGGCTAATCATTTAATCGTATCTCTCAATGGTGTAATACAAAAAGCTGGTTCTTCATTTACAGTAGCTAGTTCTACTCTTACTTTTAGTTCTGCATTAACGAGTTCAGATTCTATTGATTTTGTTTTAGCACTTGGTAATGTTTTAGACATCGGTACACCAAGCGATGCAACAGTCACAAATGCAAAAACTAATTTTGTATCAACATCATCTGCGGCTGGATTACAGATAAAAGGCGATGGTACAACTGACGGAACACTACAACTTAATTGCTCACAAAACAGCCATGGTATCAAACTAAAATCGCCATCGCATAGTTCTGGTCAATCATACACTCTTACTTTCCCATCAACAGCACCTGCGACAGATAAAATAATTAAAACTGATTCATCAGGAAATTTAAGTTTTGTTGATGATAGTGGAGGAGCTCAAACTTTGTTAGCATCTGGAACAGTAACAAATCAAACTCAAGTTGCTTTTGATAGTTCTTTAATCACATCAACCTATCAGATTTACAATTTATATTTTACTGCTGGTGCTAGGAATAGCCAAGATATGAGAGTTTATTATAGTGATGATAATGGTTCAAGTTATTGTAATGTTGATAGATTTTATGAACATATTCAATTACAAAGTGGTGGTGCAAGTGGAACTGGGGTGGCACAAAATTCTGCTAATGCTAGTGATGGCATGATAATTACTAAGAACAATGTTGCAGGTGATTTAGCTCAAGGAATGATTACTGTTTATAAACCATATGTATCAGGTGGTTCATCTGCAAGATGGAACAAAGGTGCTATGCATTCAAGAGTATTGACTCAACAAAATCCTGGTACTAGTATTAATATTGAAGAGTTAAGAGGTGTTGCTATCGCATCACATACTCAAAAAGGTAACACATTTGTTGTAAACAATTTTAAGATTTTTACGACAGGAAATTTTGATATAAGATATGCATTATACGGATTAAAATTAGGAACTTAAAATGGCAGACCAAGAAGTAGAATACAACATAACTATAATCAGTGCAGATGGTGTGGAAACTAGAGAAATGACAACCTCTGAAATTGATGATCATAAAGCACAAGTAAAAGTAATTTCAGATAATAAAACTGCTGAGGAAACAGCTCAAACAGAAAAAGATAATTTGAAAGCTAGTGCAAAAACAAAACTAATGAATGGTGAAGCTCTGACCGAAGAAGAAGCAAACGAAATGTTAGGATTATAAAATGTCAATAATTAAAACAAACGCAAGATCAGCAAGTGCATTAGACGCAACAATACTTACAGGAAATCTTCCAAGTATCTCAGGTGCATCTTTGACAGGGATTACATCAGGAGGTCTTGTTCACATAGCAACAACAGAATTAAGTAGTGATGCGGCAAAGATAGAATTTTCAAATGTTTTTTCAACTACTTATAAAAGTTACTTATTTGTTTTTAATCAATTAATATCAACTGCAACATCTGGTAATTTTATAGCTAGAATGTTTTCTGATACTGCAACAACATCATATACAAGTTCAAATTACGAAATATCTTGTCCAACAGGCTACGCAAGATCAGGAACAAGTGGCACATCAGGTTCAGGAGTTTGGGGAACAGGATATTTTGGTCTAATGAATGAGACATTTCATTCAAATACACCAGGATCAGGACACTTGTATGTCCACAATCCTAGAGATTCAAGCGAAAGAATGACTATTGAGGGATTGATAGGAATGCACGACGGATCAAATCATAGAGCTGGTATGTTTTTTGGAATGGTTGCGACTACTGCTCAATGGTATGGTATGGAATTTAAAACTACTTCCCCAAATTTAGGTTCAGGAACATCAATATCTTTATATGGATTGGCTAATAGTTAGGAGAGATTATGTACAGAAATAATAATGGCAAACAAATAAAAATGACTGATGCGGAAATATCTGCTTTAGAAGAAGATAACAAAAAAATAGATGAAGATTATGCAAAAGTTAGAGAGGCAAGAGCAGATGAAATAAAAAATCAAATTTCTGGAAATCAAAAACTGTTAGATTTAGGTTTGACACAAGCAGAGGCGACAGCATTAACAGGATATAAACCACCAGAGGAAGAATAATGGCATATGTGGAAACCTTTTATCATAGGAACAATAATAGCCGCAATCATAATTTATTTTCTAAGTAGTTTGATGAACTCTGCTATGGCAGAGACAAACACAGTATCATCAACAGTCGTTACCAACAATACTCCACCAACTGCTAACTCGCCATCAGTAGTAGTCAATAATTCTGATGTTTGTAAAACAGCAGTAGCTGGTGCAGTACAGACTCAAATACTCGGTATAAGTTCCGGTGTGACTGTGCGTGATGAAAATTGCGAACGTTTAAAACTCTCTCGATCGTTATACGCAATGGGCATGAAAGTTGCGGCGATATCTACTTTGTGTGCAGATTACCGAGTCTTTGATGCAATGTGGAATGCTGGAACTTATTGCCCATATAACGCAAGTATTGGTTTAGATGCAAAAAATGGTTGGTTAGAAAATCAACAAGATGTGCCAAAGGGCAGTTTAGTTTTTAAAGGTATTGAAGAAAAAGAAAAATTAAAATTAACAGAAGAACAAGGGGACTCAAATGGTTGGAAAGTTTTTTTCGCTATTGCTAGTTTTATGTTGGTTCCCCTTTTATAGTCAAGCAGTTGATTGTACTACAGATACAGTCGGATTATGCACACCAACGATAGAACAAATTATTGAGGAAAGTTCTATTGAAACAATAGAGTTTGAATCAAACGGATATACCGTTACTACTGAAACAACTACGACTACAACTACAACAACTGTTTCAAATGAAGACTCAGGCGATTTATTAGATGGCGATAATGATTATGTAGTTGCTTCAAAAGAGGGCGATATGGACATTGATTGGGGAGGACAGGGTCCTGCGACTATGCCTAGTGGCAACACTTGTGGGCAACTTGGAACTGATAAATGTGCTATGATAACAGGAAGTGGCAACTCTACGTCAAACATGGGTGTAAGTGGTATGGGTACAACATTCATAAACACGATTGATATATCTGATTTAAGTTTTGATAAAGGTGGCAAAACTAATTACACAATCAAAGTAGAAAAACAAGATGCACAAGATTCTATCTATATGCACATTACAGGAAGAAATGGTAAGACTGATATATTTAGTGGCACTGATATTTTAAGTGCAAGTGGAGTTGATAGTGGATTCAAAACTTATGAAGGAGGATTTAATTTTGGGGGTAGTTTAACTACCATTATAGTCGAGGTGGGTGGGCGAGATATAAATTTGGCAGTTGGTCCAATGTTTGATGATGTTACAATCAACGTCTTATACAATGTAGTAAGCACAATAGTACAAGAAACAATAACAAGTGTTGAGCAATTTATTGCTTTGCAACCTGATGCTCCAGAGGAAGTAATTGATGTTGTTGAAGATATTTTTGAAACTAATGTTCCTGTTGAAACAGATGTTGGCATGGAACTTGAGCCTATTGAAGTAGAAGAAATAACTTATGAAAGTATAGAAATAGAGATTGCAGAGATTGAAATACAAGAAATAGAAGTTGCAAGTATTAGTGGAACAGAACCAGAAGCTGTTGAAGTAAATGTTGTAGCTGTTGAGCAAGAGATAGAAATGGAGTTGGAACTTGAGGTAGATGCAGAAGTAAGTACAGAAACGACCACAGAAGAACCACAAGAAACAACGCAAACAGAAAAAACAGAATCCTCAAACGATTCCGTAGAGTCCAACGAAGAACAAAACGAGGAAGCATCAACAGAAACCAACGAAGAATCAAACGAGGAAAAAACCGAACAAGAATCCAAAGTAGTTGAAAAGAAGTCAGAAGAAAAGCAAGAACCGCAATCAGAAGAGAAAGAAGAAAACGAACAATCCAAGACAGTATCGAAAAAACAATCATCTAAAGAAAAAGCAGCAAAAAAGGTTTTGAAAAAAATTGATGATAAGCAAAAATATGATTCTACCTCCCAATTAAAAACACTTGTTGTTATGCAAGTATTAGGAAACAGTAAATCATTTTTTGAGAGTCAACAACAATTAAATGATAGGGTAGATTTTTTTACTGATACTACTTTGCCAGATGCAGTTATTTCTGATAATGATATAGCAGGATATTTTTTATTTGTTGGAAGTGATGGATTAATGAATGAAATAATAGAAAGCCAATATAAATAATGGCTAAAAAATTTAAAAATTATGAAGCTCACGAGCCTGTGCATCATAAAACAAGCATTGGTCGCAATCCTAGCAAACAAAAAATGAACAAAGATAAAAGGAGAGGATTCTCAAAAAAATATAGAGGACAAGGAAAGTAATGGCTAAACAACAAACTGAAATTGATATCGGTGGTATAAAATTTAAGGGAGGTAGGGTTTTTCTCATAATCACTATTTTGAGTTCTTTTATAGGTGTATTGTGGGGTGGGTTTGAGGCATATCAAAGGTATTTAGATATGGAAGCGAAAATAAATTCTTTTGTTTCCCCAGACTTAAGTGGGTTTGATAAAAAATTAGAAGTCCTTGAAACTGAATTTAATATGCTACAATCAGAAATGACAATAATATTAGATGAAGTTGCTTTGGTAGCAGATGTTGCTAAAGAACTTAAAAACGATTTAAAAGCAGATGTAAGAAGAATCGAAACTATTGTTGAAGATGTAGAGCAAAGGGTCAAAGAAGATAGCCGAGAAAATGCAAAAGATTTAAAAGAAATTATTGATGAAATAAAAAACGATATGACAGAACTTGAAGATAAAGTAACTAAACAAATACAAAAAGCATTAGAAAATCCATTAAGTAATATGAAATGAAGTTTATAATTGTTTTATATGTTTGTAGTATGGTTACCGGGACTTGTCCTACAAGTACCATAACTGCTTTACAATTTGACAACCATAATGATTGTGTTGAAGCTGGGTATAAATTAGCATATAATAGATACAAGAATTTAAACGAGTTAGAAGAATTAGATAAAGATTATATAGAAGAAAAAAAGATAGTAGTTAAGTTTGAATGTAGAGATATAAGGGTTAATGCGATATGAGTAGAATTACACCTAAAACAACAAAGGAACATATAGTAAATATCTATAATAAGATTGAACTATTGGAAACAAATCACATTCACCATTTACAAAAAGAAGTAAAAAAACTTAATTATATTTTATGGACAATAGGATTCATGGTGGCAACTCAATTTATTTCATGGATATTAAGGATGTTACAATAATGGATATAGAAACATTACAAGCAGATATAATTAAAGAAGAAGGTGGCAACGTATTAGAGCCATATAAAGATCATCTCGGTTATTGGACAATCGGAGTAGGACATTTAATTAGAGATAATGAAAAAGAGGAACTCATGAAACCTATAACAGAAGAAAGAGGCATAGAGCTTTTTCAAGTAGATTTTATGAGGGCAAAAAAAGATGCGGAGTTTTTTTATAAAGATATGGACATTGACGACAATGCAAAGGAATGTGTGATTCACATGTCATTCCAACTTGGTTTGCCTCGTTTAAGTAAATTTTTAAAATTCAAAGAATGTTTATCTAATAAAGATTATGCTGGTGCTATGGCTGAAATGAAAGATTCCCGGTGGTACAATCAAACTACGAATAGAGCAAACAGACTTATTGCTAAAATGCAAAAAAGTATTACTGTTGATGTTTAATTAGGAGTAAAGATGGTATTAGGAAAATTATTAGGTGGTGGTACTATAAAAGCTGTTGCTGGTGTTATTGATGATTTACACACTAGCGATGAAGAAAAATTACAATTAAAAAATAGATTTGCTGAGATAGAGGCAAAACTCAAAGAAAAACAAATGTCTATAAATTTAGCTGATGCGTCAAGCACTGCTGGTGGTATAAGTGGTTTTTTACAACGTGCTTGGCGACCATTGATTGGTATGTCTTGTGCGTTAGCAATATTTTGGGAATATGTATTAAGTAAATTTATCTTATTTATTTGTGGATTATTTCAGTATGAAGTTCAAAATATTCCGCAGATGGATATGGGCACTCTGATGCCTCTTGTCATGGCATTACTTGGCATGTCAGGAATCAGATCGTTCGAGAAACTCAAGAAAATAAACACCGACAAAGGAAAGGAGTAATTTATGGCTAGAAAATTTGTAGAACAGAAAATTACTAAATGGTGGCATGCATTTACAGAGTTGAAATCGTGGGTGCAAATCGTGATTGCAGTAGCAGTTGTTGTTGCGGCACATAACTTTATATTACATTAAGGAGGTACTATGCCAAGTCATTATGGTGGAAAAAGACATGGTGGCATGAAAAAGGGAAAAAAACCTAAAATGTCAAAAATGTCTAAGAAAAAAAAGAAAAAAAGATAAATTATGGTAAAAGTGGCATCTATTAAAAACATTGTCAAAGGATTGAAACCAAGCCAAAAAAAAACAATGAACAAACACGCAAGGCATCATTCGTTGAAACACATGCGGTCAATGGCTAGAGCAATGAAAAAAGGTGCCACTTTTGGACAAGCACATTCTCGTGCTATGAGGTCAGTAGGCAAGTGAGTACAGGATTTACAACTACTGCCACAATATCTGAATTAATTGATAAACGACCTATGAAACGTGGTCGTAGAAAAAATAGGACTAAATACTCCAAAAAGATAGTGCAGAAAGGCTCATATAGAGCCTCTCAGACACTTTTAAGGGTAAAAGGTACCTAATACCCCCAAATTTCTTTTCTTGCCTCTACAAGAGCCTCCTCTCGCCAAATCCAATCATCAGGGTTTGGAACAAGTGTATTTTTAACATCATCAAGAGTATCTACTGATTTAAGGTAGTTTGCCATAGCACATACTATCTG